GCTGTTGTTGTTAATATCTTTATCTAATTCTTTATCTATATCTATTGCGTTACTTTGCGTAACAGTAACGCTACTTGTAACGTTACACTCTTTATTTTCTTCACTGTCACCAATCGCTATTCTGTTCTGCCGCATAGCTTCTCGATGTTTTTCCACTCTTTTCCTTGTTTGCTCACGAACCCTTTCCATACCATCAACATTTTGATGTTTTTCCCAATTTTCTATTTCAATCAATCCGTTTTCTGTTTTTTGAATCATTCCGAAGCTCTGTAACGTATGTAACGTTACACGTATAATTCCAACATCACGGTTGAAAAGGGTCGCGAGCATGTCTTCCGTATACGGTACATTTTCGTTTAAATAAATGCGTCCTTTGTCGTTAGTTTTTCCAGCTAAAGCTAGAAGCCTAATCCATACAATAAGCATTTGGTTACCCTCTGGCATTTTTTCGAGCAACTTAATCTTTTCATCATCAAACATATTGACGGATAACTTTATCCATTGAATCCCCGACATACTCGCTCCTCCTGTTTTAATTAACTTGTTTTTGCGCCTCTATTTCTGCATCTAATTTTTTAATTAGCGCAGAAGCTTCACCTTTACTCATTGATTTTGTGTCCGTAACTTTATAGCTCTCTAGTACATATTTCGCATCATGTCCAAATGGTTCACCTACAACGCTTGCTTTCGCAAATATAGCCTTCCTTTGTGCCGGCGATGCTAAATTGTCGCTTTGCTGTGTTGGTTGCGTCTGTTTTGTTTGCTGATAATTTTTTGAGCTATTATTTGCTTTTGTATTACCACTAGCACCATTTCCATCATCATCCTCATCACTCGCTATCCCAAAAGCCGCGGACAATGTGTACCTACGAGCGTAAGTTAGAGCGCTCCCTGCCCCCTGTGCTGTATTTTTGTCTAGAGGTAACATAAATGGGTCAAACTCGACAAATTCACCACTTGAGTGCATCAATATTGTTTTAACTCCCACTTTATTTTCTTCAGTCAACGGAATTTGTATATAAGATAATCCTAGATCTGGTGCATGTTTTTTTACTGCACTAATGACGTTTTCCAAAGGAACATAACTACTTTTAAAAAATGGATTGTTTGCTGTTTTTGCTGGCTGTTCTACTTTTTCTTGAAATTTGGATAATGCAACGCTGAGTTCAATTACAGATTCACTCATTTTCAATCTAATTACCTCACTCTCAATGATTCGGTTTGCACTAATTCAGCGCCCGGGACGTCTCTTCCTTCTTTTAGAGCGCTTGTAATAGCTTTCTTATCTAATTTTTTAGGTTGCTCTACTAAAAACATGAATAGTTTTTCTTCGTCCTCTAAACGCAAGCTAGGAGGGTTCTTCTGAATGCTAATAGTAAATAGTGAGCTTTTAATTTTACGAATATCAACTTTTAGCATTTCGCTCTCTAAATACTCTTTCATGTTTTTAGCTTTTGATTCTAACGCTTTTTTACGCTTCGTTAACCTCTCTACTTCCTTAGCTAATCCCTCAGCCTCAGCATCAATACTTTTTACCATCTTTATAATATTCTCTGCCTTTTCTTCTATCGGCTCTCTAATGCTGTCTAAAGTATCTTGTAACGTTTCTGTGTCTAAGTCCTCCGCCATTTCTAATACTTGATTATATGCTTGAGTCAATTCGTATAATTTCATGCGTTTATTCCTTCTCTCTGCTCGATTTTTTTAGCTAGTTTTTCATGTATATCAATTAATTCATCAAACAGTTTAGAGCCTTCTAAGTTAGTTGATTGCTTCTTTAGCAAGTTATAGAGCGGTGTTAATTCATCGTCATAATCATGTATCACGACTCTAAAGCCGTAATGAATCGTTTTAAAATTATCCATGTTATACCTCCATTGCTTAATTTTCGGATTTAAGGTATAATTTCTTTAAGGTAATATCTCAAATCCCTGACCCACACTGCTATGTGGGTCTTTTTTATTCTTCGTCTTCTGCTTCTTCTTCATTAGTTCGTTCTAATTCCTCTAAATATTCGTTATGCCAAATTTGGCTTATTCTTTCAAAACTAGACCAACAAGCATCAACAACCATCGGATTCTCAACCATGTTTTTTATCACTTCCTCTCAGCCAGTAGCCTGCAATTAGCGACATAAACGACACGAAAATCATTACCATAAATACATCCATTATCTTGTGACCTCCTCATAACCCTTTAGTTTTAACTCTTCGATATAGTCCGTCATTTTCTCGCAGCCTGTTTCAATTAAAGCTATTCTCTGTCTGAAAGCCGGGTTAGCTATCATTTTCGTTCTGTCATCTATGAATATCTCGCTATTCCCGAAAATCGTTTGCTTACGAAAAATTCGCTCTGCCATTGTTGTATCCTCCTTATAAAATGAATATCGCTATCACGTAATATATGTTTAGCAGTAATAACGCCGCTGCTATTATGACTAAGATGCTGAATAACATTTGATTCTTCATATTGCGCGCCTCGGAATAATGATTTCGCGTAAATGTCCATCTACCAACTCTTTAGTGACTTTATACTTTTTATTAAAATCTTCAGCTCTTTTTTTGCGCTCGGCTTTATCAATCTTTTTAAATCGCTCTTTTACAATGTTGTTTATTTCTGTGAAATTAATACCCTTCGACTCGTAACCTTCGTAACTAGCCGATACTAAAACTTCGCTCATTTTCCACAACTCCTTACTAATCCAGATTTTTGATAATATTGATCACGTTTGTTTAAAACTTGTTGTAAATCTATGTTGAAAGTTTTTGCAATACTTGCATTCAGAGTTAAAGCAGATGCAACTACATCTGTTATTTCTGAAATAGCTTGTTTCGCTGCTTCTCGTTGTAACATGTCACCTTTTCTTAAATTGAACGTCATCGTCTCTAAGCCGTTTTTCAGCGTGTTTATTGCTTCCTCAACTTCTAGTTCAAAGCGATTAGTCAAAGAAGCGTGATGGTTGTCTAAGCCATCAAGTAAAGGCGGTATCATTCCGTTTGAAAATTCATGTGCGAATAAATAGGTGCTTTCTGGTTCGTTGTAGCTATCAATTAACTGTTCTGCTTGTTCAAGTGATACCGTCCGCTTGCCTTTCAGCTGATTGCTTATCAGTGCTGGTGTTACATAACTATCAATAGCTAGTTCTTTTTGCGTGCGAGTTTCTGCTAAAACTTGCATCGCGGTTGTTGCTGAGGTTGATTTTTGAAACATAATATCTCAATCCTTTTTTGTTATTTTTTTAGCGACTAATTAACAACTTATTGTTATATACTGTTGTTAGTCGCTCCCCGTGACTATTAGTTGTCTGTATGAGCGTTGTTGTGGTAGGCGACGCTTAACTTATAACTTGATCGTGTTCTTCTAATAGTTTGTTTAATAGATATACTTGTCCTTTACCAGTTATCCTTGGTGTATAGGTCGTTATCATTAACCCATTTCTATCTGTATGAATATGTGTTTTTTGTTCAAACAATCCTAAATTCATTGCCTTTTGAGACGGTTTATTGTAATAAGCACCTTTATTTAACAAATAGCCGCTACCTCTCAACCATTCGAAAAGTCTGTTTTGCCCTATATCTAATCCTTTTTGTTTAAGAATAGTAGCTAAATCTTTTACTAAAATTGTGTTCTCGCTCGTTTGTACAGCTTCCGCAAAAACTACTTTTGGTTTTTGTTCCTCAATTTGATTTAATGCTTCTTGCTTCTCTTGTTGCTCCTCAATCCATTTTTTAGCCCTAGCGACTGGGTCGTCTATCATGTATGAAAATGTTGGATATTCAGTTGCTAATTTCCTCGCTTGTTTTTCTACTTCAATAAAGTATTTTCTAATTGCTCGACCCATTTCATTGTTTTGTACCATTGCTAATTCTTTAGCAGTGTCTAAAGTTAATAAGTATTCTGTTCTGGGTCTACCGAATGTACTTTCTCCCAAAATTGGGAAATAGTCTTCATCCTTTGAAAATCCATAATTACTAAGCTTGTCAGTAATCCAAGTAGTGAATTTTTTTCCAACTTGCAAGCTTTGATGTAGT